AGAAGGAGATATAGAGGAAAAATATGCCAGACCCATTATTTCAAAGTCTAATTGGCTTGATGACAATCTCGGTAATTATTTGGGCTATCGTTTTTGTGCTTTAAAGATATGGTATCCAAAAGATGGATACATCTCTTGGCACACAAATTGGAATGTTCCAAGCTACAATATTTTATTTACATACAATGAACCAGGTAAAGAGTTAGGCTATTGGCGACACATCAACCCTCAAGGATCTACTTCACCTGCTCCTAACTTAGGTGAGAATGAAGAAGGCTTAGTTCATATTCCTGATAGGCCAGGTTGGACTTGCAAGGTAGGTTACTATGGCCGTAAGTCAGAACACGAAAAGATTGTTTGGCATACAGCTTTTTCAAACAGTCCAAGAATGACTTTAGGATATGTTATCTTTGAGGAAAAGCTTTGGCAAAACACTGTTGAAGAAATTGCTGGTGAGGAACTAGTATGGCCTCTTGCACCATACGATCCTAATAGTGATGAATACTATAGTCGTTAAACAAAGCGAGAGTTAAATCTACCATACACCTTGTGTGATTTTTTAAGTACGTTTTGTATAACTTGAAACAAAAGAATATGGTGTTCTTTTGTGATACTATCATGCATCTCAATCTCTGCAACTCTATAGTTAGTAATTGCATACATGATATACCATAGATCATCAATTGATTTGAACATAAGTGGATCAAGGCCATTGTATTCAATAGCTCTTTGATAACCTTCCCATTTGTTCTTTTCGCTCAATGCATCATGTAACTCTTTTATTACTGGTTCAATTTTGACCCACTCAGAGTCTTTATCTGAAAAGTATAATTGTGTTAGTAATTGTTGACTGTACAATAGTATAATGAATCCATATACTTGATTGTCTACATATAATTTCATTTTCCAATCACCATAAATCTTGTTGCTCTATACATTTCTGTGTCGCCTTTGTACAGCACTTCTTTAATGTCAGCTTGCTCAACAAGTTCTTGAGCTGTATCAACACAGTTAATGTGTAACCATTTAACATTTCTGTTGTTGTTGCTTTGAAGAACAAAAGTTCTGCCTCTGTATTGATTAACCATATCAGCCATGTCATACATATGCTCACACGAACAGTTGATGATAGTATCACCTTTAAACTCAACATCATCAAATATAACATCCTTACAGTTTACTGTTACGTTTGGATAATCATCTTTGTATATGTGTTTTGCTATGTCCATCGTATACTCATCAACATCATAAAGATCAATTGGTATATTACCAAACTTTCTTACTAGCATAGGAACAATGACAATTCCGTACCAACTAGCAAGTATTGATATATGCTTGACATCAAATGCCCCAAGCTCATCTGTTAACCACCTCTTACTTAATACTTGTGTATCAAAAACGCACTCAGCATAATCTTTAAACTTATAGATATGATCACTATGTACTTTCTCAAGACCTTTACGAAACAATCTATAAATTTCATCTAAGCTAGGATGATCCATTCCACAGCTCCTTCAATATATCATATCTGTTTTCACAATCATCAAATACACATATAGCATGATCACTGCGAAGTTTATTTTGTTCAACATCATTTGGAAATTGAGAACCAAACTTATAAGAATATACTATTCCTGGATCAAAGAAGTCAAGATTATGTCTTCTATAAAACCATGAGTCTAATCCATAAAAAGATTTATATAGCTTTTCTTTGTTATCATACCAATCACGATACTGTTTTTCAAAGTTATTATCAAACAATCTCATTACTGATGAATTAATGTTACAGTAATGAACTTTCATAGCCATATCATCACTAAACCATGCTGTTCTTAATATTTGTCCTTTAAGGTTTAAACCGTGTATACTTTTATGCATATATGTATCAAGATCCAAATATAATGCATTATGCTCATGTGCTGGATTTAAAAGCATCACCTTATTCCACCACATTCTATCATTGTATAAAGGCGTAATTCCTCTAACTGTTATGTTGCCGTTTAAATTTAATGGATCGTCCGTATAACATATAAAATCTCCAACAGGCATTAAGTTGTCAACACGTTTGAACATTTCGTTTACATATTCAGGACCATAGGCTTCACCAACCTTCAGACAAACAAAATCCATTAAAACCAACCCATCATCATTCTTGTCTCTTCTGGTACCATCTCCATACTAAATGGTGGATCAAATACAGTAATAACCTCTACGTGCTCAACCCCTGGCACCATTCCTGCTTCTCTGATACTAGCAACTATTTCATCTGCAAACGGACAGAATGCACTCGTTAAAGTATGTGTTATTTCAACCCAACGATTCTCCTCGTCTATCTTAATGTTGTAAATTAAACCTAGATCATATACATTGACACTATCCATTTCCGGATCATACACTTCTCTTAGTTGATCTATAATTTTCTCAATATTCATAAATATGACTTCCATATATCTGCAACCCACCCTTCTTTTATATCAAGTGGATCTGGTTCTGTGTCTTCCATAAAGATACAAGCTGAATATTCTGGTCTATACTTATATTTTGCTTCATGACTTAAACTAAAATTGTCTGGATAATCTCCGCCTCTGTTAAATGAATATACAGTTTGTTTAGGATATGTGTTCATTTTATGACGCCATACTCTCCATAGGTATGCATCTGTACTATACAACGATCCTTTTATCTTTTTGTAATTTGTTGTAAAATGTTCCCATATTTCATTTGTAATTGGTTGCGTGTTGTCGATATAAATTAAACTTGCATTGAATAGCATTGTTAGAAAATAGTTACCACCATGCATACCAACTTGCCATGGAGGCATCCAATTACATTCAATGATTGCTGGAGTAGGTGTATCAACTATTCTATCCATTGGACCATGGAAAAGATTATCAAGGTCAGAGAATAGTATTTTACCTTCAATACCACATAGCTGTGGTGCAAACAATGACATCTTAATTCCATCCCAAAAGAACCACTTGTCATTGTTTATAATATCATCCCACAACCACTTCTCAGTAGTTTCAACAATTCTAATGTCAGGATCTAAACCTGTACCATCATCTGTCATACAAACAGATTCAAATTCACATGGCATCCACTTCTTAGCCATTCTATGAATTAGATTAGGATATTCAGGAGGAAACTTAGTTCCCCATTTAATTGTCATCAAGTGCATAAGCATCCATCATTTTATGACACGCTTGCAACTGTTCGGTCAACTCTTTAATCCTAATGTTTGCATTGGTTAGTTGCTCTTGTAGTTCTCGAACATTATGCATTAATATGTCATCACGTGTTTGTTTGTCTGCCATTGCTGGCATGTCATAAAGACCCATAACTTGTTCCTTTTACTTGTCGTATCATCTTCTTTGCTTCATGTCCTGGCTGCCTTGTTGCTTCCATTTCTGACATTCGCTTACCTTCGCCATTAAGTAATCTAAAATAGTATTGATTTCTCTTCTTGAACATGTCTTTATCTTTTGGAAAAAACTCTGATCCTTCTTCTGCACCAAAAAACCAAGAGTATACCCATCCACGAGGCAAGCAATTAATTATATCTTTATGATATCGATACATATATTCATCATTACCTCTAAACTGAAACATATGTCTTTCACAATCAATCATAAAGTCGTCTGTAATATATTCTAAATCTTGCCCATACCACATCATAATGGATGAATTAATTAGAGTTGCATATCTGAATGTAGGATCATATCCAGATTGAGGATAGGCCATCTTCTCCCAATCAATTGGTTTCCAATAGCAATATAACATCGTTAGTTTATCTTGCACAGCATAATCAACAAGCATATCAATATTTCGTTGGATTGTTGTATCAAGATCAAGGTATATATTTAATCCTGGACCAGATATATCTTTTCTGAACAAAAGCATTTTATTCCACCATCCCCACAAATCTTCTTTGCCAATATAATGAAAATTAATATCTGGTATGCCTATAACAGTATCATTAGTTAGAAGATTAAATTTATACGGAAGTGTAAAATATGTATCAAGTTGTTTCTTTATTTCGTAAACGTGCTCATCTGTATACAACTCACTAGGATCATATTGAGATTGTGTTGGGGTTTTTATATGAGTTGTTTTTACTAAGTAAATATTAATCGGCTGTGTCATCAATCCAACGTCTCGTAATTGTTAAGTATTCATCAACTTGTTCAAATGGTTTAGCATCTAATAATGATAATGGTACCCAGTACTTGCTGCAAATCCAATCAATTACTGTATGATGATCTTCAATTGTCGAAAAGGTAAACATTGTATTATCACCATGATTTTTTGCTGCTTTAAATGCTTTACCAACCACAAACATTTTCAATCTCTGATTATAATTGAATGGTAATCTACCAGATGCCTTAAAATGATCTGGTGTTAAGTATGCCTGGTATTTGTCAACGTATGTAATGGTGTGATAATATTTGTATCGTCTTTCATTATACAATAATCTTATAGGATTAAGATCTAGGTCAATTCCTTTTTCAAAGTATTCAGGTATCTCCATTAGTAACCACCCTCATTTGCAACGATGTGAGCTGGTAAAGGAGCAACTTTAAAGTCCTCAGTGATTCTTCCTCTTCTTGTTTGTTCCATGAATGGATATAATCTAGTATCGCCATGACTATCCCAATCAGCAATCTTTACCCAATAACCACTTCTATGAAATAGTTTGCCTTCTGACTTAGGATCTAATGGAAAAATAAATGTGTCTGGTTCAACGTGATTGCCATACATTGGTTTATCTCTCCACGAGTTAATATAATCAACAGACAAGTTATAATGATCAGCACACAATTGAATTAATCCATCCATACTATAATTATCTGAACTTGGCAACAAGTATCTTCCATGTTGTCCTACGTTTTTGAACCTCATCAAAGCATTGTTAATACCTTTTTGTTTGAATAGGTTCATAAGTCTCGATGGAGCATCATCGTTGATGCCTTTACAAATAATTGTACCTGTGTCAATAATAAACCTTGCATCTTTAATATTTTCAAGCGCCATAACTTTTTGTTTCGCACATCTCATCTCATCGATGTGTTCATACCAATCATCATTATCCACCCCATTGAGGCTTAGGTAAACATGAGAAAGTTTAGCTTCTCTAAGAATCCTTGTGTATCTTATACTTGCCAACTTTAATCCGTTTGTTAGCAATGTACAACGATGACCGGTTGCTCTTATTTTAACAATAATGTCTGGAAGGTCCATACGCATTGTAGGTTCAGCACCCATTATACGAATCATTGTCCTTTTAGGAAAACGACTAATTGCTTCAATCAATTTATTAATATCCATGTCTGGAACATCTCTGTTAGGAATATAACAGTTTGTACATGTCATATTACACCGATGAGTTACATCAGCAGTAACATCTGTAAAATGATTATCCTCTGGTTCTAATTCATAATAGCCTGGTAAGGGACTCATAAACTTTCTCACTGTAATCAAAATTGGCTAGCATTGCTATTCGTGTCTCTTCTGCTTCATGATGTGAAGCATGCAAATAGCTTGGATTAATAAACCACACTTCTCCAATTTCACACACATAAAATAAAGATTCACTTTTATCTTTAAACTCAAGTATTACATCATGAGTTAAAGGACAAATTAAATTATATATGTTTGGAGGATCCATATGATAACTAATGCTATGATCTGGTTCAAGCATGGCAAATCTAGTATTATATGGATCATATTTACACAACAAGGATATTTCATCTGTGTGTATTTGTTTGTAAAACTTACCTAAATCTCGTACTTGCTTACCTAAACTTATACCTGCAACAGCATTTTCTACTCTATCTGAATATGTAGTCTCAGTTGATATATTTGAAGGATCACTGCTGAGATCCTCATAAATAAATAAGTTATGTGCAAGTAATTCAGGAGTTAGGTCGTTTAATTTTACACAACAGGGTAGTCTCCTATTCCTGGCATGTAATCTTAATTCACTTATCTTCGACATTATGTATCCACTTTTGTGATAGTATAAATATATTTATACTGTTAATTAGGAGCGCTCGATGGCCGAAAAAGCAGATTTATTCCTAGATAAAGGATCTGATTTTACAACCACACTTGATGTTGTTAATGCTAGTGATGCATCTATTAATATGGCTGCATACTCAATCTCTAGTACAATAAAGGCAACACATACAAATTCTCAGATCAATTCAACCAGTACATCAAATCTTGAATTTACTGCAACTGGGTATTCGAATGGTTCGGTCATTTTAAATTTAACTGATACACAAACTGGTTATTTACAAGCGCCAAAAAGATATTTATATGACGTAAAGGTTACTACAGGAAGTACAACTACTAAATTGGTTGAAGGCTTTGTTCATGTTAATGCGAGTACATCATGACGGTTAAGAAGTTAGAGAATGGCAAGAATGTAAAGTTGGTGTTGAGGACTGAACAAAAGTTTACTCCACAATCTGCAAATACAAAGCCATATGCTAACACAGCTCAGTCAACACCAATCAAGCTAAGGGTAGGAATGTAATGGCAGTCCCAGATTCAAGAGAAACATTTAAAGAGTTTTGCCTGAGAAGATTAGGTAAGCCTGTCATTGAGATTAATGTTGACGATGATCAAGTTGGTGATGCTATTGATACAGCTTTAAATTATTATCACGATTATCATTTTGATGGCAGTCAAAGAACATTTCTTAAACACCAAGTAACAGCAGACGATAAAACCAATGGATACATTTCGATTAGCAATACTGATACTATTGGGATTATTGATATTTTCGACATTGGAGATGCTACAAGTACAAATAATCTCTTCAATATTCGATATCAAATAGCCTTGAATGACTTGTATGATTTGTCAAGATATGACCTTGTTCCTTTCTATATGAACTTCATGAACATTAGATTCATTGAAGAGATTCTTATTGGTAAGCAACCTTTAAAATTCAACAGACATATAAATCGTTTGTATGTTGATATGGATTGGGATAAGTTTAACACCGGCGACTATTTAATTGCAGAAGTGTATAACAAAGTTGATCCTGAAACATATACAGATGTGTATGGAGATCGTTGGCTAGCTGAGTATGCCACAGCTCTAATTCAAATACAGTGGGGTAGAAACCTTACTAAGTTTGTTGGTATGCAACTGCCTGGTGGTGTACAGTTTAATGGTGATACAATACTGAGTCAAGGTTTAGAAGCTAAAAATAAATTAGAAGAAGAGATGTTAAGTTCTTATTCTTTACCAGTACACGATATGACGGGGTAACAATGCAAAAAGGCGAAAAGTATAAAGGTGTAGATATTGGAGCTTGGAAATATGATGGTCCTAAGGACTTCGTGAAAAAACTTATGGATAAGTTTGGTCCTCCAACCTACGTTGAAAAAAATCCAGATACTTGTGAAGCAGAGTCTGCTACATTCAAGAACATTGATGGATTTGATATTGTACGTGTTGTTGATTCAAACACAAACAAACTTCATCCTTATCCTGCAAAGATATATGTTGAAGGTGGTTTGTATTTCAACGTTCCTCATGATATGGTTGGTAAGTTAAAAGAAGCCTCGCCTACAATTATGATAGATGAGTTAAATGGTTTAGTAATTGGTAAGTGTGCAAGTCTAACAATAGCTGCTGCAACAGTACAATTTGTAATTGATGCTGTAAATGGTAATGCAAAACCAACTAGAGCTGAATACGATAAGCGTCTTAAAAAAATAATAGATAACGATAAAGTTGACCCTAAAATTCCATGGTGGGAAAACAAACTTAATGAAGGAACTTTTCATATGGAAGCGAAAGATTTATTAGAAGGTAACGGCCTTTGGGCTAACATTCATGCTAAACGAGAAAGAATTAAGCGAGGTAGCGGAGAGAGAATGAGAAAGCCTGGTTCTAAAGGCGCTCCAACACCATCTCAGATGAAAAGAGCTCAAGAAGAAACGCTTATGAGCTTTAAAGACTTTGTTGCAGAAGATGATATGAAAGGAATGTCGGTATCCTCAGGTCATAAGAGATCAGTTAAATCTGGTGCCGGCATGACACAAAAGGGTGTTGCTGCATATAGAAGAAGGAATCCAGGTAGTAAATTAAAAACTGCAGTTACTACTCCTCCCTCAAAACTTAAAAAGGGAAGCAAGGCAGCCAAAAGACGTATAGCTTTTTGTGCAAGATCCAGAAGTTGGACCGGTCCAAGAGGTAAAGCAGCAAGACGTAGATGGAATTGCTAAATGGCTCAGCCTAACTTCTACTTCAACAATTTTCAACACTCTGGTGAGCAAAATTTAATTGCTGACCTAGTTACTGAATCTATTTCAATATATGGAATGGGTGTTGGCTATCTAGCCAAGACTATTGTTGAATATGATGAATTGTATACTGAAGATGACCTAGCTCAATTTAATCAAGTTTCTGATGTTGTAATGTATATTAAGAGTGCTGATGGATTTGAAGGAGAAGGAGATTTCTTATCTAAGTTTGGTCTTGAAATAAGAGATCAAATGACATTATGTATAGCTAGAAGACATTTTGCAGAAACTGTACAACAAGAACAAAGTATATCAAGACCAAGAGAGGGTGATCTAGTTTTCTTGCCTCTTAATGAAAAAATATTCCAGATTAACTTTGTTGAGCATGAGCCTGTATTTTATCAAATGGGTGCCTTACAGTTCTACGAAATAACTTGTGAGTTATTTGAATACTCAAACGAGAGATTTGATACTGGTATCGAAGTTATTGATCTACTTGAAGAAACGCATTCACTTGATACGGTATTTGGTACACGGCTACTGCTCGAGAATGGCGATGATATCTTACTCGAGACAGGCTACAGATTAGTACAAGAGGTTGAAGCTACAGGTGAAGATTACAACTTCTTAATGGCTGAAAATCTCTTAGATAAAATTATACTTGAGACAGGATTTGGATTACTTCTTGAATCACAACCAGATCAAGTTGATTACGATGATAGAACAGATGCTGAAAACGTCTTTATTGAAACACAAGCTGATACATTTATCGACTTCAGTACAGGCGATCCGTTTAGTGAAGGAGGTAGGTTCTAATGTTTGGTCATAAGTATTATCATGAAACTATACGGAAGTATATAATTATATTTGGAACACTGTTTAATGAGATATTCATTTACAGAACTGATTCAAGTGGAAATAAGATTCAAGAAATAAAGGTACCACTTGCATATGGACCACGTGATAAAACATTAGCTAGATTAGAACAAGATACAGATTTAGATACTGAAGTAGCAATTACATTACCAAGAATGTCATTTGAATGGATTGGTATTAACTATGCAACTGAAAGAAAGTTAAATACAGTTCATAGAAATGTAGCTATGGGAGCTAATGCTTCTGATTCAAGAAAAAATGTACGATCAATGTACAATCCAGTACCATATGATTTAAATTTTGAACTTAATATATTTTCTAAGTATGCAGAAGATTCGACTAAAATTGTTGAACAAATTATGCCATTCTTTACACCAGAGTTTACAGTAACTGCTGAGCTAATTTCTGATATGTCGTGGAAAGTTGATCTACCAATTATTCTTGAAGCAATATCATTACAAGATACGTATGAAGCAGACTTTCAACAAAGAAGAGCATTAATTAATACATTATCATTTACTCTTAAAGGTTATTTGTTCGCACCTGTAACTGAAACTGGATTAATCAAGAAAGCAAATACGCAGTTTTATGTTGATACGTATCCTGGTAATCGTAGACAACAAACAGAAAATCCAGATGAGAATGATACTCGTGGAACAGTATATGCAAATAGCTCAGCTGGTAACTTAGTATTTTCTACTGTTAAAACAAAACATGCTAATGGCCAGGCTTGGGAACTAGCATCGAGAGTGACTGTTACACCTGGTTTGGATGCTAACGGTGACCCAACTACAAACTCATCATTGACTGTCGATTCAAGTCTAATTGATGCAAACGATAATTATGGATTCATTACAAACTTTGAGGACTTCTTCGATGGCGACGGAACAGGATAATGCGCCCTTCACAACGCATCCGGATCCTATAGCAAACGCTTTGGATCTAACACCTAATACAGCTCCTTTACAAGTACTTCCAAAAGAAACAAAAGATGTACCAGAAGGAACTGAAGAAGACATTAAGTATGCTAGAGAAAACTTATATCATCTAGCTGAAAGAGGAAGAGACGCTTTAGAAGACTTGTTGGAGTTAGCCAATCAATCTCAACATCCTAGAGCTTATGAAGTTGTTGGCCAATTGATAAAGACTCTTACAGATACTAATGATAGAATAGTTGATATTCAGAAAAAAGCGCAAGAGTTATTAGAACCAAAAGATGGTCCCTCAAAGGTTACAAATAACCTTTTCGTAGGTAATACTAGTGAGCTCACAAGACTGTTAGGCGGTAATGCTAGAGATGTGCTTAAAAAGGATATCTAGTTCTGTCCTTAACGCAAAGCTGATTATACAAGGATTCTCATAGAGGTCAACAGAAAAATGATAGAAAGTTTGCAACAATTTTGGGATTGGTATACATATCAACATCTGATAATGTATATGGATCGATTAACAATAGGATATATTTGCTGATGTTTGATTACAATTTTAAGTTAGTGAAAGTCGTTGATGGAGATACTGTCGACGTTGATATTGATTTGGGTTTTGGAATCTGGATCAGAAACGAACGAATTCGTATGATGGGTATTGATACACCCGAATCAAGAACTCGTGATCTTGAAGAAAAGAAATATGGATTAGCAGCTAAGGACAGAATTACAAAGCTGCTTGCCAATGCAACATGCTTGCTTACATTCAAGGACAAAGCAGGTAAGTTTGGAAGAGTACTCGGTGACTTTAAATGTTATGATGGTGAGTTTGATAAAGAATCAACGATTACAGAAATCATGATTAGAGAAGGTCATGGTGTAGCTTATCATGGACAAAGCAAAGAAGACATTGCTGAAGAGCATATAGCCAACAGAAAGAAGTTAGCAGATGCAGGGCTTGTCATCTAATCAAATCTATCTTGGTAATCCCAGACTTAAAAAAGCTGGAGTTCAATTAGATTATACAGAAGAACAAATTCAAGAGCTAGTAAGATGCTCTCAGGATATTGATTACTTTTGTAAAGAGTATATGAAAATTGTTAGTGTTGATGAAGGTATTGTTCCACTAGAGCTATATGATTTTCAAAAAGATATTATGAAGTCTGTTGTACAAAATAGATTTTCAATTTGTAAAATGCCTAGACAGTCAGGTAAAACAACAACAATGGTTGCTGTTATACTTTGGTTTGTTTTATTCAACGAATCATTCAATTGTGCTATTTTGGCAAATAAGGCCAGTACTGCTCGTGAGATCCTGAGCCGCCTTCAAATGGCATATGAATGGCTTCCTTACTGGTTGCAGCAAGGTCTCGTTGAGTGGAACAAAGGTAGTTTGGAATTAGAAAACGGATCAAAGATTTTAGCGTCATCTACGTCTGCTTCATCGATAAGGGGTGGTTCATTCAGTCTTGTGTATTTAGATGAATTTGCTTTTGTACAGCCTGAACTTCAAGAAGAGTTCTTTGCTTCTGTCTATCCTACTATTTCATCTGGTAGTACATCAAGAGTTATGATTACATCTACTCCTAAAGGTATGAACTTGTTCTACAAATTATGGGTTGATGCAGTTGAAAATAGAAATGAATATATTCCAATTGAGGTTCATTGGTCAGCTGTTCCAGGTAGAGATGAAGTCTGGAAAGAACAAACGATCAAGAACACAAGTGAAGAACAATTTAGACAAGAGTTTGAATGTGACTTTATTGGTTCTTCAAACACGTTAATCAATCCTTCTAAACTTGCTGCTTTAGTATTTCATGAACCAATTCAACATAACGAGAACTTAAAGGTATGGAAAGAGAAACAACCAGATCATATCTATGCAATAAGTGTAGATACATCAAGAGGAATAGGAAATGATTACTCAGCTTTCACGGTGGTTGATTGCACTGTTGTACCGTATGAAGTCGTATGTACCTATCGTTCTAATGTTATCTCTCCGATGCTTTATCCTAACATCATTTACAATACTGCTCGTAATTATAATGATGCAATTATTCTTGTAGAGATAAATGACATTGGACAACAAGTAGCAGATATTCTTCACCATGATTTGGAGTATGAAGGCATATTGACAGCAGAGTGGAAAGGTAGAGCTGGTCAATTACTTACTGCTGGATTTGGCGGTAAAGGTCAACAGCTTGGTGTAAGAACTACAAAACAATTGAAGAGAGTTGGTTGTGCAGGTCTTAAAACAATTATTGAAAACGACAGATTGGTATTGAACGATTTTGAAATTATTAAAGAGCTGACGGCATTTGTTGTAAGAGGTCAAAGCTATGCAGCTGAAGAAGGTTATCATGATGATTTAGTTATGTCATTGGTGCTGTTTTCTTGGTTAACAGGCCAAGAATATTTTAAAGAAATGACAGATATAGATATAAGGAAGAATTTGTTAGCAGCTAATGAAAAAGCAATGGAAGATGAGATGCTTCCATTTGGTTTCTTTGATGATGGTATTCATGATCCAGAAGATGATATGCAAAAATACAAAGGTGATTCCTTGATTGTAGCTCATCCATATGAAATAGAAGGATCGTGGTAAAAACCTCAAAAATATAAATATCACGAAGCATAATGCTTAAATACCTTATAGAAGGAGAAAGAAGCCATGGGATTTCAAGTCAGTCCTGGTGTAAATGTAACAGAAATTGACTTAACTGGTATAGTGCCAGCCGTTTCAACAACGGAAGGTGCTTTTTGTGGTAACTTCAGGTGGGGACCAGCTGAAGTGGCAACAATGACATCAACAGAACGAGAGCTTGCTGATGTGTTTGGAAAGCCAGACGGTACCAATTTCGAATCATTTTTCACCGCCGCAAACTTTTTAGCGTACGGCAATAAACTATTTGTTGTGCGTGCAGCGTCAGCTAATGGCCGGAATGCAACTGTTCTTCAGGCATCCGCAACCACAGCTAACTCTGGTAATACATCACACAGTCTTTTGATTAAAAACAAAGAACACTACGACAACGAGATTACAGTTCCTGCAGATGCAGCGTTCCTAGCTCGATATTTTGGATCGCTAGGTAACTCGCTTAAAGTTTCTGTCTGTGATAGTAATTCAGCATGGGAAAGCACAGTTTCTAACACAATGTCTGGTGGAGACAGTTGTACAGCAAACATTACTGTTGGTAATACAGAGCTTGTTATTACAGCTAAAGACACAAAAGCGTCTTTTGCGAGTACAGGAAACGTGACAGTTGCTGAGTACTTGCTTGCTCAGAACACATGTCAAAACGTTGCTTCTAGCTTTGCAGTTGGAGACCTTGTTCGTTTAGGTAATACCTCAATTGGATTTACTGAGAAGCGTGTTTCTGCTATTGGTTCAACAACCACAAGTGGTGCTCTTACTAACAGCGATGCTGATACACAGTTCACTGCAACTGCAAATATTAGTTTTGAATCAAAATACACACTGTCGACTGATTTTGGTGTAAACCTTCAGTCTGATTCAATTACTCGTAAGTGGGAATTCTACGGCAACTTTGAAGCTGAGCCCGGTACATCTCTTTGGTGCAACAACGTTGCTAACAATACGGATGCATTTGATGAGCTTCACCTTGTTGTCCAAGACGAAGATGGTGCAATCACTGGTGTGAGAGGACAAATACTAGAATCCTTTAGCAATCTTTCAAGAGCTACAGATGCTAAAAACGAATCTGGTGAATCAATTTACTACTACAATGTTATTGATAATCAAAGTCGTTGGTTATTGAATGGTGGTAAGGTTATACGCCCGGCTGGTGAAACACAAAACAGCACGGCAACATATACCAACACAGCCATTAACATGACAAACACAGTCGTTACAAACACCGTACCATTCACAAGATCATTTAAGTGTGGTCGTGATGGTGGTATTGTTAACACTGGTACTGTTCATGTAACGACTGCTGGATCAGAAGATTGGGGTGATACAAACATTGCAATCGCTAAAATAACAGATGGTTATGATTTGTTTAAGAATGCAGAAGAGATTGATATCTCTCTTGTTCTTACAGGTAAGTCAAAAGGTGGCACGCATGGTCATCAACTTACAAACTATCTGATTGACAACATTGCTGAGCCAAGAAAAGACTGCATTGTTATTGCCTCGCCAGAAAAAGCAGACATTATTAACAACTTCAATAAAGAATCTGCTAATACAATTGATCACAGAGATGCCTTAACATCATCTTCGTATGGTGTGTTGGATGGTGGATACAAATATCAATACGACAAATATAATGACGTATACAGATATGTTCCATATAATGGTGACGTTGCTGGTCTTATTGTAAGAACAGACAATACAAGAGAGCCTTGGTACTCACCTGGTGGATTCAATCGTGGTATCATTAAAAATGTTATCAAGAATCCATACAATCCGGATAAAGCCGATCGTGACTTACTTTACAAAAAGGGCATTAATCCTATTGTTACGTTCCCAGGTGAAGGAACTATTCTCTTTGGTGACAAGACATTGCTAGCAAGACCGAGTGCATTTGATAGAATCAATGTTCGTAGATTGTTCATTGTTCTTGAGAAAGCAATCTCACGTGCTGCAAAGTACTTGTTGTTCGAATTCAACGACGAATTCACGAGAGCTCAATTCAGAAATATGGTCGAGCCTTTCCTTCGGGATGTTCAAGGTCGACGTGGTATTTTTGACTTTACAGTCATTTGTGACGAAACGAATAATACAGGAGAAGTTATTGACAGAAACGAGTTTATTGGTGACATTTACATCAAGCCAGCTCGGTCAATTAACTTTATTCAGTTGAACTTCGTTGCTGTCCGAACGAATGTTGAGTTCTCTGAAGTCATTGGCAAATTCTAAGCTAAATAGATATAGGAATAGGAGAGTTCAATGGCTTTTAATATCAACGAAATAAGATCTAATTTAGCGTTAGGTGGAGCACGTCCATCATTATTTCAGATCATTATGAATAATCCAGTTGATGCAGCGGGTGATGCGAAGTTGCCATTCATGGCACAAGCAGCCCAGATTCCTGCTTCTACAGTTGGAACAATCGAAGTTCCATACTTTGGAAGGAAGATTAAGATTGCAGGTGATAGGACGTTTGCTGAGTGGACGGTAACAATTATCAACGATGAGGACTTTTTGATTAGAAATGCTATGGAAGCATGGATGAACAATATCAATTCTCATCTTGGTAACCTCCGTAAGATTGGCTCGGCGGCACCTTCGCTATATAAAGAAAATGCTAACGTAACCCAATATAGCAAGACGGGCTTACCTCTTCGTCAGTATACCTTTAATGGTATGTGGCCAATTGAAGTAGGTGCTATCGAGTTAGATTGGAACACCACCGATACTATTGAGACGTTTACAGTTACTTTCCAGTACGATTGGTGGGAAGTTGATGGAGGAACTACCGGAAACGCTGGTGGTAACTAAAATATTTTTGTTAATGAGCAGGTGAATGTATGGCTACTCTATTTGGATTTGAGCTAAGACGGGCGCAAAAGGAACCAGTAACGGCTTCTTTTGCTCCCGTTCAGCTTGACGATGGTGCACATAATGTTTCCACAGGAGGCATGTATGGCACATATGTCGATCTCGAAGGTGCAACAAGAACAGAAGCGGAAATGGTTACCCGTTACCGCCGCATGTCTATGCAACCTGAATGTGATATGGCAATTGATGATATTATACACGAGTTAGTTGTTTATGATGAACATCAAAGATTAGTAGAAATTAATCTCGACAAAGTAAAAGGCGCATCAGCGTCTACAAAGAAAGCTATCCAACAAGAATTTGAGAATGTGCTTGAACTATTAGAGTTCAATAATAAAGCATATGAAATTTTAAGACATTGGTATATTGATGGAAGACTTTTTTATCATGTTATTATTGATCCAAAAAATGTTGATGATGGAATTGTGGAAATTAGATATATCGATCCTAGAAAAATTAAAAAAGTAAGAGAGAGTAAGAAAGAAAGGTTACCTGGAACACAGGTAACAGTTTCTAGAACAACTCAGGAATTCTTTTTATATAACGATAAAGGATTTGTAGGATATCCCGGAGGCAGTCCTACAGCTGCTGGCCAAGATCAAGGCGTCAAAATAGCGAAGGACGCAGTACTTCATTGCACGTCAGGAGTAATGAGTGAAGACAATAGACTTGTTTTGTCTCACCTTCACAAAGCAATTAAGCCTCTTAACCAACTACGTATATTAGAAGACGCAACGGTCATCTACCGGATAGCAAGAGCACCTGAAAGGCGGATTTTCTATATCGATGTTGGTAATCTACCCAAGATGAAAGCAGAGCAATACCTCAGAGATATGATGGTCAAACATAAGAACCGTCTGATCTACGATGCTGCAACTGGTGAAATCAGAGATGATCGTAAATTTATGACGATGCTTGAGGACTTTTGGTTGCCAAGACGAGAAGGTGGTCGTGGTACAGAAATCACAACACTGCCGGGCGGTCAAAATCTTGGGGAGATGGATGACGTTTTATATTTCCAAAAGAAAATGTACAAGTCTTTGAATGTCCCAGTATCTAGGTTAGAGCCTGAAACAGGTATGACATTAGGACGTGCAACGGAAATTAATAGAGACGAAGTCAAGTTTCAAAAGTTTATTCAAAGGTTACGTATGCGATTCTCAATGCTGTTTGAATCAGCTTTAGAAAAGCAAATGGTCCTTAAAGGACATCTTACGCTCGAAGAGTATAAATCTATTGCAAGAAATATAACATACGATTTCAAAACAGATAACTACTTTACAGAGCTTAAAGAAAATGAAATACTCAATGAGCGAATCAATACATTGAACAATATTGATAATTATACTGGCAGATATTTCTCGAAGGATTGGGTGAAACGTAACATACTTAAAATGTCTGATGATGAAATCAATCAAATGGATGATCAAATTTCAAGTGAAACAGAAACAGACACTGAAATGGATGCTGCTTTAGCAGATCCAGCGGATGGAAACAACAATATTGACGGGACAAAAGGTCCCCCAAACGATTGATAAATATAAATAAATGGAGATAAACTATGGCTGAGCCCGAGGAATATACAGTAAAAGACATGGTAGATACTGCCATTAAAGGCGAACCAGGTAAGTTTGCAGACTATTTTTCTGGCGTAATGGTTGACAGAGTAAATGATAGAGTCGATCAGATACGGCAGGCAGTAGCTGCTAAGTTAGGTGGAGAGGATCCAACAGATACACCAGCAATGGAATTGGGTCCTGAAGAACAAGGCGATGAAGCCGAAACAGAACAAGAAGACGAGGAGCATTCAGATGCCGAAGAGACTGAAGGAACTGACAGAGAGGACTAAGATTGAGATTGTCCCCACTCCTGGTCAAGGCCAAGGTAAGATGGACACATATATCAATCCTGCAGCTCCTGGAGAAAAAGCCTTTAAGGACAAGCACGTTGTTCAAAAGACTGATTATCCAGTAACGCAAAAGAGCGGCAGCAATGACGACATCTTCTCTGGTGCAAAACAATCAAGAAAGAAAAGACTAGCTGACAATGATCAAGAGTCTGCAGAAGCAGCATACGAAGGTGTTGATCAAGAGAAGCGTGAAGACATTGTAAAAGGTATGAAGAAAAATAAAGCTGACTTTGTAAGCCGATATGGTAAAGATGCTGAGTCAGTAATGTATGCAACAGCAAATAAAATGGCCAGTGAAGAAGTTGAGGAAGAATTTGAAGAATTCATTACCATTCTTGAACTCGACGATGGATCTGAAATTGGAATTGATGACGAAACAATGGCTATAATTGAAGAAGTGTTTGAAGATTTAGAGCCAGAACATCAAGACCAATTTGAAGCGTTGTTTACAGAAAACAGACAAACACATACAACATTAATTGATTGGGTGAGGAGTGTTCAGTAATGGCGTTTGCAACTAGAACTCTAAGAGACACAGGAACACTGGTAACAATTGCTGTTGATATCGATAACGATACTGCTTCCAATCTTATCTTAGATGGATCAGGTCTTGGTTCTTTTGCAAATGGCGCCAAAGTTGACATCAGAAGAATTTGGTGGGGACTTACTCAAGGTACAGCAGCTGGTAATACTGGTGATGTTGAAATTGAGTTCAAAGGATCATCTTCAGATACACATGCTATTAGATTAGCTGGTTCTGGACATTATGATGGCACAGCTGGATTAATTGAAGGAAACGCAACAAATACTACAGCAACATCTGCAGATGTAGAAGCTGTTACAAGAGGTACTTCCGGCTTCCTCATTATCGAATTTAAGAAAAGAGATGGAGGTTGGACAGGCTAATGAAACTCGTAACTGAACTTGTCGAGCATGTTGACGTAAGAGTCCAGATCGACGAAGAAACAAAACAGAAGAGTCACTTCATTGAAGGTGTATTCTTACAGAGTGAATTAAAGAATCGAAATGGTCGTATGTATCCAGCTTCAACTATGGCTAAAGAAGTTGCACGATATAACAACGAATACATCTCAAAAAATAGAGCATATGGTGAGCTCGGTCATCCTAATGGACCGACAATTAATCTTGAAAGAGTCTCCCATATGATTAAAGGATTGCACCAAGAAGGTAATAACTGGATTGGTAAAGCAAAAGTATTAGATACCCCATACGGTAACATTGTTAAAAACTTAATCGATGAAGGAGCACAACTAGGTGTTTCGAGTCGAGGTATGGGAACTCTAAGGCAGAAAGCAGATTGTCAAGTTGTTCAAGACGACTTTATGCTTTCGACTGCAGCAGATATTGTTGCAGATCCTTCTGCACCTCAAGCCTTTGTTAATGGAGTGATGGAAGGTGTTGATTGGGTTTATGATGCCGCTACTGGTCATTTTACTCAACAAGTTATTGAGCAGACCAAGGAGCTAGGTGACAAGGACGTTAAGAAATTACAGGAAAATGCTTTAAAACTTTTCGATAAGTTCTTAAAGTCTTTGTAAAAGTCCAATTATTATAAATAAATTAAGATTGATTAATTCAAAGGAGTCAATGATGGCAAAAGAAGAACTAGAGCAGATTGAAGATGAAGATCTTCAAGAAGCCGAAGTAGAAGATGAAGATCTTCTTGAAGCCACTGACGACGAGGATACAGAAGAAGAGCTTGTAGAGTTCCAGGCTTCCGGTGAGGCGTCTAGTGTGCCCGATCCTATTGAAACTGGCTCGTCTCGTCGCAAGGCTGATAAAGGTAATGCTATGCCAATGCAGAAGCTCGGTAAGACAGGAGTAATTGCTCAGGTCGTCGATGCAATGGCAGGGATGACACCTGGCCAAGCCGGTAAGGCTTATAAAGGTCTCATGTCTGATGCAGGTAATAAATCTTCCATCAAAGCCAAAGATAACCCTGGTGGAAAAGTAAAGCTGCATACGCTGGCTAACATTAAAGTTAAAGAAGATCTCGAAGAATTGTTCGGCGACCAAGAAGCTCTCAATGAAGAGTTTTTTGATAAAGCAGCTACAATTTTTGAAGCTGCACTTAACATCAAAGCAACAATTGTTGAAGAAGCTCTTAGAGAAGAGTTTGATCGGCAGTTGGCTGAAGCTAAAGAACAGCTCGAAGAAGATTACGAAAAGAAGATTGATGATTATCTCAACTACGTTGCTGATACCTGGATGGAAGAAAACGAAATTGCTATCGAGTCTGCTTTGAAAGTAGAGATGGCAGAGAATTTCCTTACTGGTCTACAGCAAATGTTTGTTGAAAATCACATCGAAATTCCAGAAGACAAAGCCGATCACTTTGGTGAAATGGAAGCCAAGATTGATGAGCTCGAAGAGCAACTCAATAAAGAGATCGACGAAAAGATTGCACTTTCTAGTGCAATGAAAGACCAAAGCGGAGTCATCGCTTTTCATGAGAAGTCTGCAGGACTTACATTAAAGCAAAAAGATGAATTTAACGATTTGGTTGAAGGCCTTGAATATGACAACATTGAAGATTACGGACAAAAGATGGACGTAATTCTTGAAACGTATTTCAATAAACCAGCCGCTACGGACACTGCAGTTGACGAAAGTGAACCAGTTGACGTTGATGACGAAGGACCTGTTACACGTTCCGACCCATCGATGGCTGCTTATGCTCAGGCTATTTCGAGAACCCTTAGATCATAAATAATAGAGATATCTCAAAAGGAGACACAAATGCTAAATGAAGATCTAATGCAGAAGTGGCAGCCAATTATTGAGCATCCTGACCTCGAGAAGATTGGGGATGTTCATAAGCGCAACGTCACTGCTGTTATGCTAGAAAACACAGAGAGTGCTCTTCGTGAGTCTGCGGGTTTCAATCCGCAGAGCTTGCTTGAAGCTGCACCAGAGAATGCTATGGGTGCTTCGTCATCCACAGCTGGCGATGGTAACATTGACATCTACGACCCGGTTTTGATCAGCTTGGTTCGTCGTGCGATGCCAAACCTTGTTGCATATGACATTATGGGTGTTCAGCCCATGACAGGCCCCACCGGCTTGATCTTTGCAATGCGGTCCCGTTATGCTTCGCAAACTGGTACGGAGACATTCTATAACGAAGTCAACACCGGCTTCGCCATGGACAAAGACAGCTCGACCAACACAAACGTTGGTGGTGCTGATCAGAACCTTGGTACATTCGTCGGTAATGGCTATCTCAACAGTTCCGCTTCTAACATCGAACTGTACAACTATGCTGCTGGCATGACCACAGCTCAAGCTGAGCGCTTGGGTGATGGTTCCGGCAACGCCTTCCCAGAAATGGCATTCAGCATTGAGAAAATTGCTGTGACTGCAAAGTCCAGAGCTCTCAAAGCCGAATACACAATGGAATTGGCACAGGACCTGAAAGCTATTCATGGTCTCGATGCTGAGTCCGAGCTGGCCAACATTCTTTCTACTGAAATCCTTGCGGAGATCAACAGAGAGATGGTCCGTAATGTGAACGTCATTGCTAAAGTGGGTGCACAGGACGATACAACCACAGCTGGTAAATTTGACCTTGACACCGACTCTAACGGTCGTTGGATGGTTGAAAAGTTCAAAGGCCTTATGTTCCAAATCGAGAGAGAGGCTAACAGTATTGCCAAAGGTACTCGTCGGGGCAAAGGAAACATCGTTCTCTGTTCTTCGGATGTTGCATCCGCATTGCAGATGGCTGGTGTCCTTGACTATACTCCTGCTCTCAATTCTAACAACTTGCAAGTTGATGATACAGGCAACACGTTTGCTGGTGTCCTCAATGGTCGCATGCGTGTGTACATCGATCCTTATACGACAGGCAACTATATGACTGTTGGTTATAAGGGCTCTAGTGCATTCGACGCTGGCGTGTTCTACTGCCCATACGTTCCTCTACAGATGGTTCGTGCGGTTGGTGAAGACACCTTCCAGCCGAAAATCGGATTCAAGACTCGTTATGGAGTCATCGAGAATCCGTTTGCTAGAGGTACTAATGCAATCGCTGCTGCTGGCACAATCACTGCAGACTCGAATGAGTACTACAGAAAGATTATTGTCAACAACATCATGTAAGAGTTGGGACAACCAACCTGAATTAAGAGGGGGCTTTTTGGCCCCCTCTTTTTTTGTATAAATAGATACATGATAATAAAAAAAGATGTTACAGTACAAATTTATTATTGGATGCCTGATTATCAAGATATACTTCAGGAGTTTATCTGGCAGACTAAAGATATCGTGCCAGAGATTCCAAGAGTACATAAGTTTTTAAATTTTTGGCATGCGGAGATTGAAGCAGTAATAAATGAAGTGAATGTTGTGCATTCAGATGGAGCATCGTACAGGAGAATAGATTGGCTTTATCAAAAGGGGTTCTAAACTCTCAACCAGATAATGTAAACTTTTTATCCCCTTTAGGATATAGGTTTGCAATTAGAAAGTTACCGCATGTGAACTACTTTGTTCAATCGGCTAACATTCCTAATGTACAACTTGGTGTTGCTGAATTACCAGGACCATTTGTAGCTCATCCAATTGCAGGTGACCACTTAGTGTACAGCGAGTTTCAATTGAACTTTAAAGTTGATGAAGATATGCAAAACTATGTTGAGCTGTATAACTGGATGACAGAACTTGGTTTTCCTGAATCCTTTTCACAAGCAAAACATATATATGATAAGCAAGATAAGTTAACAGCTGTTGACTCTATGGGCGAGGGGCCGTATAGTGATGGTACGTTAACAATATTAAACAGTGCTATGAGGCCATCTTTGAGTGTTACTTTTGAACAATGTTTTCCAATTGCACTAAGTGATATAACTTTTACAACAACAGCTGGTAGTGTTGATTATTTGGAATGTACTTGTTCATTCCGTTACAGTTTATTTAAAATAGCGAGAATATCATCAGGAGGTAACACAGATACAGCAGAAGCACCTGTATTGAATGCTCCTAGATAAAAAGAGGTTTTATAATGAAATACACAGATCC